AGAGATAAGCTCGTTTGAAAATGTCAAACCAGGAAGAAGCCCTCGCTTCTTTAGCCAGTAAATTGCACAAAATGATCCACTAAAGAAGATACCCTCTACACAAGCAAACCCAACAAGTCGTGTTGCATAGTCAGTAGGGGATTCGATCCAACTAATAGCCCACTGAGCCTTTTTGCGAATAGCGGGAATTTCATCAATTGCACGGAAGTACTTAATCTGTTCATCCTTATCTTTCACATACTGATCAATTAGGAGTGAATATGTCTCCGAGTGAATACCTTCCATTGCATTTTGGAGACCGTAGAAGAGACGAGCAACTGGAGACTGGACTTCTTTTTGAAATCGAGTGGCCAAATTTTCCTGAACAACCCCATCAGAACCTGCAAAGAATGCCAAAATGTGCTTAATAAAGTATTGCTCGTTCTCAGTTAGTTTTTCCCAATCTTCCTTATCTTTATTGAAATCAATTTCCTCAACTGTCCAGAAAGTTGCAACCGCCTTTTTGTACATTTTATACAAATCCTGTTCAGAGGGAGAAATTGGGAACAAAGTATAACGTCCGCCCAAAGTTACTGAAGAGGGGTCGAAAAGAGGCTCCATGCTGTTAGTACGAGAAAAGGAATTAAACGCTTTTAGCTCCATATTAACAAATGAGCACGGGACCTGGAAATGATCCATTTTCCGGAAGTAGTGTGCAAAATATTTTACAGCGTGTAATATCGCCAAAAATTGTTACAGATGAAGAAGGTGACGGGTACACTGTAAAAACAGATATTATCAATGTTGACGATATTTATCTTACAGGAAGTGTAAAAACTGTAGGGGTAGGAGGTAACCATACTTTACAGGGTAGTTTGGCAGTTGGTAACATTAATTCAACAGGAAATTTAGCAGTTCGCAATATCACATCAACAGGAAATTTATCGGTCCGTGGCATTACGTCTACGAGTCTAACAGTAAATGGCAATATTAATACAACTGGTCAAATCACACTTAATGGGGAGCCTTTCATAGGAGTAACGGGACCTACTGGAGTTGCAGGAGCAGGTCCTACAGGCGCAAGCGGTGTAACAGGTGTAACAGGTCCTACAGGTGCAAGTGGAGTTACAGGTCCTACTGGAGCTTCAGGAGTAACAGGTGTAACAGGTCCTACGGGCGCAAGCGGTGTAACAGGTCCTACTGGAGCTTCGGGTGTAACAGGTGTAACGGGTCCTACAGGTGCTTCAGGAGTTGAAGGTCCTACTGGAGCAAGCGGTGTAACAGGTCCTACTGGAGCTTCAGGAGTTGAAGGTCCTACTGGAGCAAGCGGTGTAACAGGTCCTACAGGTGCAAGCGGTGTAACAGGTCCTACTGGAGCTTCGGGAGTTACAGGAGTTACAGGACCTACTGGAGCCTCAGGAGTTACTGGCCCTACTGGAGCCTCAGGAGTTACAGGAGTTACGGGTCCTACTGGAGCCTCAGGAGTTACAGGACCTACTGGAGCCTCAGGAGTTACGGGTCCTACAGGCGCAAGCGGTGTAACAGGACCTACTGGAGCTTCGGGAGTTACAGGTGTAACAGGACCTACAGGCGCTAGCGGTGTAACGGGTCCTACAGGAGCTTCAGGAGTAAGAGGAGCTTCGGGTGTAACGGGTCCTACAGGTGCTAGCGGTGTAACAGGTCCTGTAGGAGCTACAGGAGCTTCTGGTCCAGCAGCAGCTACCAATGGTTCAGGAGGGGCAACAACGGTGGGTATTGGTAGTAATGCCGGAGTAACCAATCAGAGCACTGGTGGAATCGCGATTGGAAATATTGCCGGACAAATTGATCAGAGTTTTGACGGAATCGCGATTGGAAATGCTGCTGGAAATAGCAATCAGAATAGTTATGCAGTAGCAGTTGGATCTTATGCCGGAAACACCAATCAGGGCACCACTGCGATAGCAATTGGCAATGTTGCCGGACAAACTAGTCAAGGAACCGCTGCAATAGCTATTGGAACTTTTGCCGGACAAACCAACCAGAGCTCCAATACAGTAGCTGTTGGAGGAGCTGCCGGAACCACCAGCCAGGGTACGAGTTCAGTAGCAGTTGGTTATTATGCCGGATATGCCTATCAAGGGCAAAATGCAGTAGCGGTTGGATATAGTGCTGGATATAATCTCCAGGGCTCAGGTGGAACCGCTGTTGGTTATTACGCCGGATATAGCAATCAGAAAGCTAATACGGTAGCAGTTGGTTATTCGGCCGGACAAAGTAATCAGAATTCTAATTCAGTAGCAGTTGGTTATTTGGCGGGATCTAGCAATCAGGGTGTGAGTGCAGTGGCAGTTGGGGTTAGTGCTGGAACCACAACTCAGGGATCCAATGCAGTAGCAGTTGGAGTTAGTGCTGGAACCACAACTCAGGGTACGAGTGCAGTAGCAGTTGGTAATTCGGCCGGACAAGGCAGTCAGGGATCCAATTCAGTAGCAGTTGGAGTTAGTGCTGGACAAATTAGTCAGGGAACCAATTCAGTAGCAGTTGGAATTGGTGCTGGAGAAAGTAGTCAGGGATCCAATACAGTAGCAGTTGGTTATTATGCCGGATCTAATTATCAGGGAGGCGCAGCAGTAGCAGTTGGATCAAGTGCAGGACGAACCACTCAGGGTGATAGTGCAGTAGCAGTTGGAATTAGTGCTGGAAACACCAGTCAGGGTGTGAGTGCAATAGCTATTGGAACTTTTGCCGGACAAACTAGTCAGGGATCTAATGCAGTAGCAGTTGGAGTTAGTGCTGGATCTGGTAGTCAAGGTATTGGTACAGTCGCTGTTGGTTATAGATCCGGTTCTGTCAATCAGGGTCTCTATGGAATCGCTATTGGTTATCAAGCCGGACAGAGCAATCAAACCCAAAATGCAATCGCTCTTGGAATTGGTGCCGGACTAAGCGGTCAGGGATCCAATTCAGTAGCAGTTGGAAATACTGCCGGATACACCAATCAGGGCTCCGGTTCAGTAGCTGTTGGAAATTATGCTGGACAAACCACTCAGACCGCCACTGCAGTAGCAGTTGGAAATTATGCCGGAAATAGCAATCAGAGCTCCGCTTCAGTAGCAGTTGGTAATCAAAGTGGACAAACCACTCAGGGCTCCAATGCAGTTGCTATTGGAAATGCTGCTGGACAACTTACCCAGGGTATTGAAGGAGTCGCGATTGGATTAAATGCTGGACAAAGTAATCAATCTAACTATTCAGTAGCGGTTGGAACTAATGCCGGACAAACCAGTCAGGCGACAAACGCAATAGCGGTTGGACGTAGAGCTGGATATAATCTCCAGGGCTCAGGTGGAACCGCTGTTGGTTATTACGCCGGATATAGCAATCAAGGTATTGGTACAATCGCTGTTGGTTATACAGCCGGTTCTGTCAATCAGGGTCCCTATGGAATCGCTATTGGTTATCAAGCCGGAGAGAGCAATCAAACCCAAAATGGAATCGCTCTTGGAATTGGTGCCGGACAAACCGGTCAGGGTCTTAGTTCAGTCGCTATTGGAGAGACTGCTGGAACCACCAGCCAGAATCAATTTTGTGTCGCTGTTGGAGCTAGTAGTGGACAGATAAATCAAAACCAACATGCAGTAGCGGTTGGATATAAAGCCGGACAAAGTGGTCAGAGCTCCAATGCAGTTGCTCTTGGATCTTTTGCCGGTGAGAGCAGTCAAGCATCCAATTCTATCATAATTAATGGAACAGGTGCAACTCTAAACAATACCACCGTAAACACTTGTGTAATAAAGCCCATTCGGGGAGCTGCTCTATCAAGCTTAGGATCTAGTTTTTACGCAATGTATTACAACCCAACAACGGGCGAAGTATGTTACGCTAACAACTCTCCCGCTACATAAGTTTTTGAACAAGTTTGTGAATTGATAAGGATGAAACACCCGAGGCGTCAGCAACAGGTTTTACTGCTGTTTTTGTCTTCAACCCCATAACATGAGCAACTACACCAGCAACAATTGTTTTTGGTGTATTCTCAAATTCATCTTCCGATTTAGTTGAAATTGTATACAACATATCCATAATAGATTCACGTTGTTTATCGTTCAGATGAAGAGCACTACATAGTCGTTCAGCAATACCAATTTGAGTATCAAGAACAGTATTTTCGGTTTGAACAAAACGAGTAATTGCTTTGCAGAGACTACGAATATTTACATTAAAGAGTGCAGCAATTTCTTCATGACTTCTTGAAGCTTGATGATTACGACACGATACAAATAGAGCGGCACCCATCAAAGCACGACGTGTTTCACCTCGTACCTTCTGAGCTTCTTCAAGTCCCTTATAAAGAGCACATGCATCAAACAGAATTGATTTGGGAAGTCCTACTTTATTTCCACATAGTTGAATTGTGTCAAAGATTCCCATCCAAGACCGTTCACTATTAGACGACAAAGACCACGAAGAAAGTCGTTGTACTGCTTTCATAGATACATTTGAAGATGAAATTCCTTTATATGATACGATGGATCCATAAGAAGACTCTGGCAAAAGTTCAGAGGTTGTAAAACCTGTACGACACTGATCTTCGCCTTTACTATCTTCATAATTTCTCCATTCAGCTCCTTCGTCAATTAGTTGTTCGAATACAGTTCCACAATTTTGACACACATGCTGACCTTCGTCAACAACAAGAGAGTGATTACAGTCCATTGGTGTTTCTATGCTACAGTTTTACTCTCATTCGTTTTACGCGAAGGAGTGTAAGATAATGATAAATCTAGTATTGAACCATATTGAGGAAATATAGAATCAAAATGCTTTCCAAGTAGTTTGTTATATAAAAATATTAGCTTATGTGTTAAGTCTGTTGTAAATAAGAAAACAGTGTACATAAAAAACATACCAGTTGTGTAAGTATCTACATAACTGCTCAAATCGGGTCTAACTGGAAATACCGGTGCACTTGTATTAATAAGAAATGTAACCCAAAATGATATTAAAGCAATAATAACTACTTCCACACATACATCAAAAATTTGAAACCATGTTGGTACATTTTCCCATTCTTTATTGCGAGGAGGTTCATCTTCTGGGCCATATTCATCAAAGATGTAATAAAAGATAAATGATATAAATCCTCCTAGAAATGTATAGAAAATAGCCAATACCGCAATATTAGCGCTTAATGCTAATGTGTTTGACCAACCAAGTTTTTTATGGCTATATATACTTTTACCACTGACTGCCATTATCTTTCATCGGGAAGAAATGCGATCGATGCAGGGTCATATACTTGGGGACGATAGTTTGTCGTTAAAATTGGCTTTCCATCACGAGACTTTACAGCTTTTACCCATGAAATGAAGAGGTACTTTGCGTCAACAACCCATATCCAATAACCAGCTCGCGAGAATTCACCCACTAAATATTCAAGTGCTTCTTTTAAAGAAAAAAGAGGGTAACCAAAAACGTAGGTAGGAACATCGTACAAGATGTAAGGAGCATTTGAATTATGAATAGCTTGTTGACGTATTTTTGCTTGAATTTGTGCAATTACTGGAATCATGGCGGCCATTCGATTATCGCGTCGCTGCTGTTGTTCTTGCAGTACGTCATTTGCTCGTAGCATTCTACTCTTACTTATATAAAAATGCAGAAGCATTTTACTCGCCTCGGTCTTGGTGGTGGAGGAATTAAGGGAATCTTACATGTTGGGGCTCTTCAAGAATTAGCAAAATATCAAAAACTAGAATTTCCAAATGGAGTATACGGTGCATCTATTGGGTCAATCATTGGAACATATGTTGCATTTGGTCTTCCTATTGATAAACTTTCAGACTTAACAAAAAAACATTTATCTACAAAGAATTTTACTCCATCTATTGGGTTATATGATATTACATCGTGTCTATCGAAAAAGGGTTTATTTTCTATGAATCAATTTGAAAAAACAGTATGTTCTGTATTTGACGAAGCAGGATTAGATATTCGCAAAAAAGTTATTGGAGATGCAAATATGCCCTTATTTATTATCGCATCAAACGTTACTAAAGGAAAACCAACTATTTTTTCAAAAGATGTTCCTCTGTTAGAAGCTATTAAATGCTCATGCTGTATACCAGGAGTATTTAAGCCGCAAGTTTTGTATAATCAAGTATATGTAGATGGAGATCTTTTTACTCCAAATATCGGCGTTATAGTTCCTATTTCAGATGATACAATTATACTAACATTGCCCCGTCGGCGAACAATCGTAATTACAGCCGAAACAATTGATTCTGTTTCGCCTTTTGATTTTGCATACGATTTAATATCCATTGCCACACGTCAAAGTGGTCTTCATAAAAATAACCCATGTACATTACCATTGATGTATCCGATGTTAACATCATCATCTGATCTGGAAAAGATGGATATAATCGATATTTTTAAATATGCGTCATCTAAATTACGTCGCTTTCTTCTGACCAAGAACCTGTGTTAAAAAGTTTTCAAGACCGGCAACTGAAGGTCTACCTTTAAAGTCATACAGCTTACTGTCAGTTTCTAGTTTGAATGTGGGATATCCTTCTATTTTATAAAGAGCACTCTTTCCCTTGTCAGAATCGCAATTGATTTCTTCAAATATTACAGTATGGCCTCCGAATGTAGAAGGTGTATTTTTCAGTGTTTCTTTTAAAGAAGCCCAAACAGGTTGAGCTGTCTTGCAGTGAGGACACCAAGGAGTATAGAAAAACATAAACTTGGCTTGACCAGGATCTATTCCGTTTTGAGTAAGCGGTGGCATTTGATACGTCGATACACCGGGAGGATAACCTCTAATCGCCGAATAAATGCCAACGACTAACAATGCTAAAGCAAGTGCAATTAATATCTCACTCAACATCCTTACGAAATGACGGATATAATACTTTTATTTCTTTTCTGCTTTTTTCGAAGTAGTTTCTGTACGCTTCTTCGGAGCTAATTTCGGGGTTTCTGATAAGATCCCACGCAACTTTGAATGTTTGGTAAGTTGGTTCGTAGGGTTTCGCGTTGACTTTGTACCAGCTGCCTTTGTACCGAACAATTTGGATATCATCTTTGTCCATACTGTCGGCTTTTCGGTAGGTTGTGCCTTACTTTGCTTACACCATTCTGTGAAAGTGAACTGACTTCCCATTGATAAATTACAACGTGAACATATTGGTACTAAATTTGAAATATCAGTCTTACCTTTCTTTGATTCCGGAACATTATGACCACATTGAAAATCAAATACAGTCATAGTATTGTTACACCAATCGGTCAGACATTTACGATCAAATACTTTTCCGGCATGGACAATCCAAACTTGTTCTCTCAATGCCTTTGGTATTTTTTGTTTGAGCATTATTTAATTATTAAGGATACTTATAGAAAATGCTTAAGGGAATCCAACTAGATGAGCACCAATTCCAAAACCCGAACCAGTACGAGCAGACGCACCTACGCTAGGTGCATATACATCAAGAATAGCAAACGTGGCTACTGCTACGAGCGCAATCATGCCAATTTCAGAAAGCTTCATAACTTTACCGGGTAACATGAAGGCGGCAATAGCAACCGCAAGACCCTCTAGAAGATACTTTACCGCACGACTCACAAGATCGCCAAAATCAATACCCATTCCCTGAGCTTGTTTCTGTTCAGGCATTTTATAGAGTTTACGAGAGAAAATATTCGTTTAGAGTAGATATGCGAAAAACATTTCGCGTAATTATAGACGAGGATGTGAGTAAAAAGTATTTTATTCGTAATTCCGATCAAATATCTCTTGCCATTACAGCGTATTTGAATGATCCTGACGGTTGGGCTAAAGATGGATATTTTTTTGAACCCGTGAATGAAGGTCAAGATATTCTAATTCGTCTTTCATCACCACGAACAGTTACAAAATTATGTGGATTACCTGGAAACTTATCATGTGCTGAACTTGGAGGTCGCAATATGTATTTAAACGCAGATCGTTGGTTTCGAGGATCAATAAAAAGTGGCCAAGGTGTTGAAAATTATAGACAATATATGGTATCGCATGAGGTCGGACATATTCTGGGACATGAACATAAAAAATGCCCATGTACCGGATGTAAAGCTCCAATTATGATGCAACAGACGGTCGGAATTGGCAAATGTGTTCCAAATATAAAAGTTCGCGCTAATAACAAATGAGTGTCGTACAGACAGGACTTACTGTATTCGTCGTTCTAGCGGCAATAGGAGCATATATTATGCAGATATACGGTACGGCACGTGGAGATCAGAGATACAGAGAAGATGCATCTACCGGTGATATAGATATAGGATTTTTAATATCATCTTCAGCTCTTAATGCATGTGTAACTATTTATTTATTATACTATCTTCTACAAGTGCGTTTCGAAAAGCACACCGATTATTTTAATCTTTTAGCTGGATTTCTAATTATCGGTGGACTATGTGCTGATATTTTCTTAGGTGTCTATATTGTCTCAATTGCAGATGCTTCTAGCGAGAAAGATCAAGCTGCGTCATACGGCTGGATTTACGGAATTGGTACAATTAATTTTATTGTACGTATGTTTTACATTATTCAGTTTCAATGTTCTGATATATTAGCTCGCAGAGTCAGGCCAAATCTTCCTAATGTACCTGATCAAGCAAAACGTCAATTTTTACCCGGAAACAGTGGACCCCAGCAGGGTCCCCGCCCTGATCGTGGTCCCAATCCGTTCGTAAAGAGTGAGGAAGGTGGTCGTCGTAGACGTCGTCGTTAAAAAAGTATTTTCATAGTTGGTTGTCTAATATAAAGAAATGCCAGTCGAGTCATTCCCTAAGAAGGAAGATGACGGATCTACGATCGATTATCTCGACGAAGATCCTGAAATCCCGACGCAGCGCTATTGTGTAATTTCTTTCCTCAGTCCTGAGAAAGTTATTAAGCAGAAGGCTGAATTCTTTAACGAAAAGTTTGTCGAGTTTATGGACTATGATTGGAAAGTGAAGGGTATGGAGCACCTTATGGCTTTTATCGCAAAGAAGTACTCTCTAAAAATTGAGGATCTATTTAACGACATGGCCGAGTTTACTAAGGTTCACAATGCCGAGGTAAAACAGACAGATGTTCATGAGCAGTACCAGGTTTTCCTGCTAAAGCACGAGAAGGATCTTGAGACCGAGTTTACTGAGAAGGTTGAATTCCGCACCAATGTTCGTGGTGTTAAGGTTCGTCGTACGTTTGCAAATCTTGAGGAGTGCCAGCAGTATGCTAAGGTTCTACAGCGTCGTTACCCCAAGGACAGTCTCTACGTTGGTAAGGTTGGTTGCTGGCTACCGTGGGATCCGTCTGAGCACCTCATGCCTGAAGTTGAATACGCCGAGCAGGAACTCAATGAGATGATGCGCAAGTACAAAGAGAACGAAGTAAATCGTGAAATTTTCTTCGAGGAGGAGAAGACTCAAAAGATTGAGAAGCAGAAGAAGGAGAACGATGAGCGCCGCAAGAAGGCCCTTGCTGATGCTAAGAAGGATGCTGGTCTCGTAGAAACCGATGAGCTATCGGATGCAATTTCTCGCCCGGTTCACCCGACGGAAGGAGCAATTCGCGATTTGTAAATTTTGTATTATTTGTTTGGATATCAAAACAGCATTCTTCACTACGCTGAAGGTTACTGTTTAGATCAACTAGTTTTTTTAACGTGTACCCATGGGCCCGAATTCTTTTTGCTTGTTTTCATTGTTTCTGAGTTATACTCGTCGGATGCCAACATGGTTGAAGAGAACGGTTTATTATCTGCCCATAACGAATCATCGCACATTTTAAATGGAGGGTGATCACTTGCTTTATACCAAAATACTTGATCTTCAAGGCGGTTCGACTGAACTCCGTTGCAGATTACAAGTCCTTCAAAATTTTCTGTACATTGGTCCATAAATTGACAAAACATGTCAAATGTAGGAAACATACCTGCATAGTTGTCATAAATACGTCTGCGGTTATTTACTATACTTTCACGTAGAATGAATACAAAGTCTACGTTTGTACGCAAGTTGGGAGTAATACCAAGAGGATATTGCATGGTAATAATTGTCATTAAATCGATATGACGACCGTTCATGAATACGTAACGAGTAGATTCTTCTTTAATCCATGTAGCATCGTAAAGACAGTCATCTAAAATTAGAAATGCGCGAGGATCGATTGAAGATGAACCGCCACGTCCTTTATCTTGATTTCGAGCTGTCTTTACAGTTAGCTGACGTTTGATCATATTCATTACAATTTCAGGCTTGTATTTATCATGAATGAATTTAGAAGGAACCATGTGTTGAAAAAACTCATTGGCGACCTCAGTTCCCGAAATAACAGTTCCGATTGGAAATGCATCCTGTGTATTGTAGAGAATATCGCGAACCAAGAAAGATTTACCAGTATCCTTTTTTCCAATAATAACAATCATTGGAGATTTTCGAGAATCGATTTCACATCGGTCTTTAAGCATTTCGATATTGAACTTTTTAATGTTAAAGTTCATATTAACTATACTGCGTGAAGATTTTGCTTTTGGTTTGTACACGAAGTAATAATATGCTGAAGCGAAAGCAGACAGAACTAAAGGCTTCCTCAATTCCTCTTTCTCTTCATAAGTGGACGCTTTCTAATATACGATCAAGTGCTCTAGCTCATTGGAATATTGATTCTATTCAGCCATTTTTTCCATCTCTTGAAGTTCTATTTAAGACGAATGATCTCGAAATAGTAGGAGATTATGGTATACGATTTGATGAAGAAATTTCTTCAATTTTATCTTCGGATTCAATTCGTACATCAAAATTTGAAAAGCGAGCGGTCCATTGCAAAACGACTATGATTTTAAGTCCTTTCAAGTGGATGCAGGGAGAATATGGTTCAACGAT